CAGACGCAATGGATCGGCACATGACCGAATTTAACGCCTGCGACAGCTTTGACAAAGAAACGAATTTGCATCACATGGCGCACATTGCCATCAACGCAATGTTTTTATATTCGTTCAGCCAGATGGGTGTAGGCAACGACGACAGGCGAAAACATTTGGAAAAAGCTGCGGGGGTCGAAAAATGAACGGGTTTGAAAAACACGGACTGACGCATTCCAGCATTAGCCAGCTTAACAAGTGGATCGGTTGCCCTTCCGCTTGGGTTTCACATTATCTCTACGGCAACAGAGGCGGAAGCAGCCCCGCAATGTGGCGCGGCGTTTTCATCGAACAGGCGGTTGCCGACACGATAACTAATAAGCTGCCAATGGATGAGGCAATCAAAAAGGCCGAAGAAGACTATGATTCCAAGTTTGATTTCGGTGATAACAAAATCGAAAAGGAACGGTCAAACATTCAGCCCATGACTGAATTAGCAGTCGAGGCGTTGGAGCCTTACGGCGTGCCAGACTTCCCGGAAGATGGAAGCCAACACCGTGTCAGTTTAACAGCAAAGGGCAAGGATTGGGCAATCGAGTTTATGGGCTACATTGATTTTAAGTTCCAAGAACACGGCTTGATCGTTGATCTGAAAACAACGGGACGGATGCCCGGTACAATGTCTATTGGACACCAAAGACAAAGAGCCTTCTACGCTAAAGCCAACGGCAACATGGCAGTTAAGTTTCTGTACGTTACCCCCAAGAAGGCAGAGTACAAAGAAGATGGGGATGTTACGGAACTTATGAAAGACATTAAAAACCATCTAACTAGACAGGAAGCTTTCCTGCGTATGGGCGGCAAAGACACCCTGCGCGACATCGTGCCAGTCGATCCCGAATCATTCTATTGGAATGGTGATGAAGCGAAGCGTCTTGAACTGTTTGGAGTTTGATTATGACCGATAAAGCAAGAGAAAAACTATTAAAGAAAATAACGTTTGATGAAACCCCCACGCTTTTAGAAGCAATGGGGGCGACGAAAGACTGGGAGCGCGAATGGATGGGGATGCCGGAGTTTGTTATGGGTAACACGGAACCTGTCCAGAAAATAACCGTTAGTTTTGAAACTGCTAAAGATGTTGAAGAATTTGCGAAGCTACTGGGCCAGCCGCTCACTAAAAAAACAACCTCTATATGGTTCCCTAAACAAGGAGATTACACGGCCCCTAAAAACTATAGGTATATTACAGATGAATCCTAAATACCCCGTATACATTCCATCATTGGGACGATGGGAAAGCCGTTTAACAAGCAAGGCGTTAGATCGGCTAGGTGTTCCATACCGTGTAGCTGTTGAGCCTAAAGAATACGACAACTACAATAATGTTATCCACGCTGACAAATTATTAAAACTACCCGATAATTTTAGCGAGCAAGGAAAGGGCTCTATCCCCGTTCGTAATTGGGTGTGGGAACACTCAATAAAAGAAGGGTATGACCGTCATTGGCTTATAGATGATAATATTGTTAATTTTTACAGGCTAAATTTAAATAGAAGAATCCCCGTGGGCGACGGGACTATTTTCAAATGCGCGGAAGACTTCACGAATAGATATGAAAATGTGGCATTTAGCGGCCTAAACAATATAGCGTTCGCCCCAGATAGAAACGAACGAATATTACCATATCAAACAAATACTAGAATATATTCGATCACGCTAATTAACAATAATGTTCCTTACCGTTGGCGCGGGAAGTTTAACGAAGATACAGATTTATGTCTTAGGGCTATGAAAGACGGATGGTGTACTATTCAATTCAATGCGTTTCTAGCTGATAAATCAACCACCATGAAAATGAAGGGCGGTAACACGGACGGAGTTTATGGGGGAGGCGACCAACGGCGAGCGTTTGCGGAAAGTCTAGCCGAGCAGCACCCAGATGTTGCGAAAGTGGTTTGGAAGTTTAACCGTTGGCATCATCAAGTGGACTATAGCCTATTTAAAAAAAATAAACTAAAAAAGAAAGCCGAAGGTGACTATAAAATCGGAGTTGATAATTATGGTATGAAATTAGTTTTAGTTAATGCTTGATTATTAGGAACAACTTGTTTACAACCACTAAGCCGATATCGGCACAACAACACAACAACAAAGGAAAACAATATGTCATACGATTTTGATGAAGGCGACAACGGCGGTTCCGCACAAGGCCCATTCCTAAACTGGCACGCACGCGAAAAACTAGATGGCTCCATGCCTTCCCGGTCTTTTAGTTTGCGCTCAGAAGATGGGGCAAAGAACGTCACAGACAAAATGAAAAAGGGCGTTGCCTTTGATTTAGACACACTTAAAACAGGCTGGTGCTTCTCAAACGGAACCCCCGGCGTTGCCCCGGAGTGGGTGTGGAATACAACACCCGCACGTTTCGACCAGCCGCAGCCAGCAGACAAGGGCGAGGAACGATGGAAGAAAGGCTTCACGATCCGTCTTGCACTTGGCAAAGACCAAGCGGCTACGTGGTCACAGGCTGGCGCTGGTGCGTGGCAGGGGCTTGTTAGCTTAATGAAGGCCGTAAAGAAAGACGGGGGAGAAGGCGAAACAGTTATCGCTACCATGTCCGGAGTTGAAGACATTAAATTTGCAAAGGGCGGAACATCAGCCCCAGAGTTTGAAGTCAAGAAGTGGGCAGACCGTCCAGAGTGCTTGACAGGGCAAGAAGCCCCGGCTTCTAATGCTGACGATGATGGTTCAAAGGATGAATTTTAATCATCAAGTTGGTGGGTGCTTAGTACCCGCCCACTGACGGGGACGGGGAGTGACCGTTGTGATTGCGGCGCTCCCCACAACCTTACCACAGCTTAATGAGGTACTACTCCATGAAACAAAGATACGCTACATATGCCAGCGAACTTTCAACGTTAGGATACGACACAACGCCTTTGAAGGGCAAAGTTCCAATTCTTAAAGCATGGCAGACTAGGCCAGCACACGAACATTCCCAGTACGGTAACAGCAACATTGGCATCCTTTGCGGCGGCGCCCATAACATTGTCGCTGTTGATATTGACGTTAAGGATAAGGCGACATCAGAGCTAATTAAGCAGATGGTCATTGACCAGTTAGGCTTCGCCCCGGAGCGGATTGGTAACGCCCCTAAAACCTTATTTGTATTCAAATGCTCTGAGCCGTTCTACAAAGTCAAAACGGGCGTCTACGAAATAGACGGGCAGGATGCAGCCGTCGAACTGTTAGCCGAAGGGCAGCAGTTCGTCGCCTCTGGCCCACACCCGGACACTAAGCAGAATTACAAGTGGCCCGACGATAGCCTGATGGATATCCCGCCGCTACAACTTACAGAAATTAACCCAATCGACATCTCTGCTTTTATTGCAAGCTGCAACAACGCGCTCGCAGAGCGTGGCGAGATTAAGGCCAAGTCAATGTCGGGCGGCAAGAAACAAGAAAACTTTAATTACGCCTTTGCCGAAGAATCAAAGATGGCAGACCTCAAGAAGATTGATTTGGCAGTCGCGCATATAGACAACGACGATTTGCATTATGACGATTGGGTCTATATTGCACACGCTATTAAAGGCAGCGTAGGAGAGGAAGGGCTAGAGCTTTTTCACAGATGGTCTAAACGATCATCAAAGTATGATGCAACTGAGTGTGACCGATTGTGGCACAGTATCGGTGACGTTGCGACTATCGGCGCAGGCACTATATTCCACATGGCAATGCAGAACGGATACACGCACCAAGTGGACACTTTCGGCCCAGCAGACCATGAAGGGCCGGGAAAGGCCGACAAAGGCCAAGATGAAGAATTTGGCGATACAGAGGCATTCACTGACGATGGCAGCTTTACAGCGTCTAGCGTTGTCGGGCCGCTCCCGGATCGTGAATGGCTGCTAGACCAGTGGTTTCCTTACAAAGCAACCGCCTTGTTTTTTGGCGCTGGTGGCGTTGGTAAATCCCTACTCATTCACCAGCTCGCAAACTGCGTGGCAATGGGTAAAGACTTCTTTGGGATCGAAGTTAAGCAGATGCCAGTGCTGTGCGTTATGTGTGAGGATGATGCGCTAGAACTCAAGCGCCGACAGCTAGACATAAACAAGTGGCTGGGTGTTGCAGAGTTTGACAGCGGCCCAACTGACCTGACCCTGTGGCCTAGAGTGGGAAGTGATAACATTTTAGTGACGTTTCCCAATCAAGGAGAGGACAAGGCCGGGGATTTTTATGAAATACTTTGTAACAAAATAAAAGAAGTCAAAGGAGACAGCGAAGACATCTTAATTATATTAGACACGGCGGCAGATCATTTTGGTGGCAACGAGAATGTTCGGCGTGAAGTCAACACTTTCTGCAAGACGTATCTAGGCAGTTTCACCAAGCAATTTAACGCCACTGTGATCCTTCTAGCGCACCCATCATTGTCCGGGCTTGCAAGTGGCTCCGGGCTGTCAGGATCGACGGCGTGGGAGAACTCAGTGCGTTCTAGAGCGTACTTAGAGCGGGTGGCAGACAGCGACGAACTTAGGGTGCTATCAAGAAAGAAATCTAACTACTCTGACATTGGTGGCGACAACGACATTACCCTGATATGGGACGACGGCGCGTTAGTCATTCCATCAACAGAAAGCCAGCTAGACAGGATCAGTAGCAAGCAGTTAAAAGAGAAAATACTGTCCGAAGTAGAGGCCTCATGGTGTGCAAAAACACCCTATAAATCGAACAAGTCAAACGGGCGTACTGTGAAGACCGCACTGCCGAAAGCCTTCCCAGATGAGAAAAAAGGGAAGATACTAAAGACCTTTAATGATTTGATTGATGATGGCAATATCGTACACGTAGACCGAAAAGGTTACCGTGTCGAAATATGGCTAAACAAGGCGTAAGTCTATGAAAGTAAACAATAATAGCTTGTCGGGTGTAAGGCTTACACAGGAAGACATAATATCCAACAATATCAACACGTTACTGACTACACACGACACGTATATATATATATATCTCCGCCGTGTGTGCGGATAATATAAATCTATCTTATATCGGCAACATGAGAGGCAATGAAAATGGCAACTAAAATAAAAAGAGCAAATCCAGATCAGTTTATTAATCATGCTGAATATGGCAACCCAATCTCTGACGCAATCCATCACGCAATAAAACCCCTTGACCGGATTGCAAACCGCATGGAATTAAAATATGGATGCGACAGACTCCCATCACTTGTATCATGCGAAACTGCCCAACGCTTCGGATCGGCAAAAGCTAAACTAGACCAAGCCATCATAGACAACGATGCAGACGCAGTTGCAAAGAAGGCCAGCGTGTTGATAAAGGGTTGGCAAAAGATGGATCAGGAAGCGGCCTCAGGCGGTCACACAGCGTTAGAACCTACCATCTGGTCACATACTACCGAGTTCGGGTTTAAGTTTGCAGTCGCCCAAGGAAACGCCGATGCCATCAAGGCAATAAGAACAGCCCCGGAGATGGAAGGCGTTGCAGTTTACTCGCTGGATGAAATAGGACGCATACTTGAAAGCGATAGCATGAAGCTGGTAAACTCAATTAAAAATGTGTTGCCAGATTCAAAGGTAACAAAAGTTTTAATGGATGATTTAAATAATGAGGTTCCATTTTGAAATCAATCGGAATGTATAAAGGCAACCGCATGGGCAAACGATCTGACTTTAAACGAATAAAAAAAGATTTTTACCCAACGCCATACGAAGCGGTAATTCCATTGTTCCAGCATCTAAGCACCGATAAAACATATCACGAACCCTGCGCTGGCAACGGATCGTTAATCAATCATTTAGAAGATCATTACTTTACGGTTAAAGGCAAAGGCGACATTGAGCCACAACGGAACGACATCTACCGAATAGACGCAATGGATTTAAACAAGTGTTTTGGTGATGCGTTTGTAACCAACCCGCCTTACCAGTGGGATTTGTTAGAGCCGATTCTAGAACACCTGTGCAAATTAGCTCCAGCTTGGTTACTGCTACCCGCCGACATGATGCACAACAAACGCATGGCAAAGCACATGAAACATTGCGTAACAATTCAATCAATCGGCAGAGTAAAATGGTTTGATAATAAAGCAGGCATGGAAAATTCAGCTTGGTATTTGTTTGACGGAAAGCACCAAGGCCCAACGCAATTTTGTGGCAGGCTAGACAATTAAAATAAATTATGGTAATTGTAAAATATTACCTCTCCCTGAACTACCCGGCGCTTTATCCCAGTTTAGCGCCGGGGTCTTTTGGAAATAATATGTTTCAATTTATTGCAGATATTTTGCTTAGGTTTTTTTTATGAGTCTCAACGTAAAGCAGGCGGCATTTGTGCGCGAATACATGATTGACAAAAACGGAAAGCAGGCAGCTATCCGAGCAGGGTATAGTGAGAACACAGCAGAGCAAACGGCGTCGCGGTTGTTAAGGTATGTCAAGGTAAAGGAAGCCGTTGACGAAAGCACCAGGAAGCACGCAGCTAAATGCGAAATCACACGCGAAAGCCAGATGCGAGAATACGAACGAGACAGGCAGACGGCGCGTGATTTAGACACGCCGCAGTTAAATGTTGCCATTGCTGCTACAACGCATATATCGAAGATGTTTGGCGTTGAGGGCGCGACCCAGATTGATCACTCCGGTTCTATTGAAACAATTCGGCGCGAGTTCATTGATGTCAACTCTGACGATTAAAACACCAAAAGTCTTCAAGCCATTGTTTGAGGACGGGCTAAGATACCTTGGAGCGCATGGCGGAAGAGGCAGCGGGAAATCTCATCACTTTGCAGAACGCGCCATTGACGAACTTATTAACGACCCAACCAAACGCATTATTGCCATTCGTGAAGTGCAGAAGTCGCTTAGAGAATCGGCGTACAGATTATTGTGCGACAAGATCGAAGCCTTGGGCGTTGGCTCTAGGTTCAGAGTTTTGAATGACAGGATAGAAACTTTTAAGGGCGGCGGCGTGACGTTTATGGGGATGCAAGATCACACGGCAGAATCAATAAAAAGCGTGGAAAACACAGCGATTGCGTGGTGCGAAGAATCCCAGACACTTAGCACAAAGTCATTGGAGCTTCTTCGACCAACTATCCGCGCCCCCGGTTCACAACTCTGGTTTGGCTGGAACCCCCGCAGCGCCAGCGACCCGGTAGACAAGTTGCTGCGCGGGTCGGATGTTCCTAAAAATTCAGCGGTTATCGAAGTCAACCATTATGATAATCCGTGGTTTCCGAAAGAACTTGAAGACGAACGACAGTTTGATAAAAAGCACTCCCCTGACCGATACGGTCACGTTTGGGGCGGTCATTACGAACCACAGGCCCAAGGCGCTATATTTAACATATCCAACATTCACGAAAACAGGCTCCCGGAGGCTCCGGTCATGGGCAGGATATTGGTGAGCGTTGACCCTGCCGTTTCAAACACAGAGCGATCCGACGAACATGGGATTGTTGTTGGCGGCATAGGCGAAGACAAGCGCGGATATTTGATTGACGATGTTAGCATGAAGGGGTCGCCGCAGCAGTGGGCAGAGAGGGCAATAGCTACTTATGACCGCTACGATGCAGACGCGATTGTAGTAGAAAAGAATCAAGGCGGGGATATGTGCAAGCACACGTTGCAGTCTGTTCGACCTAGCATCCCAGTTGAGATGGTACACGCAACCAGAGGCAAGCACGTTCGTGCTGAACCGATTAGCGCACTATACGCAATGGGGCAAATTAGTCACGTTGGCACTCATTCAGAATTAGAAGGCCAAATG